TCCTGTAAGGTCATAGGCAGAAATAAGTGACTTTATTTTTAATACAAAGTTTGTTAATGTTACAATGCTAATTCCTTCAGATATTCTATATGCAAAGCTAAGCGAACCAGAGCCTGGGAATATTGCCGTTTTTAAGTCTAATACGAAGTCCTCTGATGCCCCACTTGTTTTAGGATTAAAAACAGTATATGATGTAGCCGTTGTTTGCCATTCAGCATCATTGTTTAAATAATATATTAAAGAGCCTGTGTTTATTGTAATATCTATAAAGCCTATAGCCGTAGCTTGAGATGGTGCACCTGTTAAAATATTTAATTGTAACGAATCCCCTGTTGTTACATAAGGATTAGAATTGGAATCTAATGTTACCGATGCCGTTCCTGCTGGGCCACCTGATGGAGCATTCAATTCAAAATAGAAAGAATCAAAAGTAAGATTTGTTTGCAATGTACAACTTCCATCAGGTGTTGATGCCCTTGTCCAATATGTAGCCTCTGTTCCATTATTGTCTTTTAAATCACCATTTGGTAAGTAGTTAGCAGCAATTTCTACATTGCCTTCTGCTATAATCTTATAAAACCCTTTCTTTATCACCTTAAGTTGACTATTGTCAATAAAATATAATCCTGATGTATTGCCCACATATGGCTGAATAATAGAAGATGTGTTTATTATATTACCATCTCCATTATTTACCCTAAGTCCCGTAGGAGCATATTCTGAATAATAAGCGTTAATAGTTGCAAATTCATTTATAGCAACTATCCACCATTTGGCTTTAGCTTGAAATATTCTACAACCAAAAGACCTTGCTATGTTAGAAATAATATCTAAACAATTAGTATAATTATATTCATCTTCTAAAAGTGACCTATAATTTAAACAAGCTTGGTCAAACGGATCTGCATATAACTGAGTAGCTCTAGTGTACATACCAACTGAATAATAAGAACACATTGTTATATAATTCCTATCATTCTTAAACCCAATACTATTAAAACAAGCCCTAAAAATATCCTTTAAGAGTATTATATCATTTACACCATAATTTGCATTTTCTGATACAAACTTTATATCCTTAAGCATACCTAACCCATCTGTAGCATTAAACGCTGCTATCTTTCTACCTGTAGAATAAGATATCTGAACATCATCATTTATTACAAAACCAACCCATTCTATAACAGAGTTTACATACATTTCAACATATGTAAATCTATCATCGATATTAGTAAAGTTTATAATGTCAGATAAGTCATCAGTAAAGTCAATAGTCACTCCTAATTGCGAGGCTATTATAGGCTCATACGGATCATCAGAATTTGGTATATACTGTAAGTTGACATCAACCCCTTGAAGGTCTATAATAGCACCTGTATAGGCATCTTGCCATATCTTAAGCTCTACATCTTTGTTTGCTCTTGTTGCAAATAATACTGAATATTTTTGTCCGTATGCCATTATCCTCTTCTAAGTTTTAATGATGAATTAGACCTTTGTATAGCCAAAATTAAATCATTGCCTCTTAATACAAACTCTCCACTTCCCCCGCCGCTTCCAATCATTGATTTAAGCTTATCTAATGGAGCAACTACTTCAGGATTTGTTTTAGCACCTGGATACTCACCCATTAATCCCATTGTTGGGCCACTAACTATACCACCATTAGCGAATAACTGAGAACCTAATCCCATACCACCGCCAACTAAGTTACCAAACATTTTCATTGCACCACCAGCTTTAGCTAGTTTGCCTTGACCTCCTGGTAATAGTGATATAATGGCAACTGCAATAGCTGCTGCTATAGCTACCTTAATTAACTTTTTAATTATATCTTCAAATGCTCTTGATAGTACATCCCCTATACTTGCTCCCTTTTCTAATAACATATCTAAAGCAGGGCCTAATGCGTTCATTAAGCCAATCCCTATTTTAAGCAATTCTGCCGTAACTGCTTTTGTTTCAGCTAATACTGTTTCATTTGATTTTTTCCTAAGTTCTAATATTGCATCTATGTATTCAGATAACTTTATACTTCCATCCATAAATCCCTTATCTAAGCCCATCCGCATATTTTCTTCTGCTACTTTTATTTTGTCGAAACTTCCTTCTGCTTCACTTACTTCTAATTGATATTGTTCCTTTAAAAAAGCAACTCTTTCTTTTGATGCTTTCTTTTCATAATCCATCTTTTCTTTAAATAGTTTTGCTGCGTTTGATGGGTCTAATGCAGGTTCTGCTATATATTTAGTTTCTCCACCTGAAGCACTTAATCTTTTAGCTACATATGCAGCTAGTTTAGCTGCTTCTTTTTTAGCATTATCTAATTTTTTTCTTGAGGCTTTTGCTGCTTTTTCTGTTTCTTTTGATGGATCTTCTTTAAAGTTCTGTATTTTAACTTCTGCGTTAATATTTGCCTCTTGAATCTTTAAATATTTAGCTGCTGCTGCTTCTAAACTATTATATGCACTAGCGTTTTCTCTTAATAATCTTGTTCTTTTATCAAGTTCTAAATCATACCTAGACATTAATCTAATACCATCTGAAGTATAATCTGCTTCTTTAGAATAATTATTTATATTATTTTTAGAAAATTCATCTAACAAGTCTGCTCTCTTTATAATTAAATCGTTTTGCTTTGTAGCAATTTCCTCTAAAGATGTTTGAGCCGCCTTTGCTTTTGCGTAGGCCCATAAGGTTGTAGTTAATTTTTTAAATGCCGTGTCAGCTTTGCCTAATGTTATTTCTTCTTGAGAATATTGGCTTAGTAGTCCTGGATATAAGTCTTTTAATGTCTTAGCTGCTAGTATTCTTTCATTCATTGAAATATTTACATTAGTAGCTGCTTTATATAAGCCATTTAATCTAACAATTTCAGAAGCGTAAAGACTTGCAGCTTCTTCAGAATATTTTGTAGTTAATTTAACAGAATTCCCAATTTTAATCATCCCATTATCTACCGCAGTAAAAAAAGCAATAACCGCAGAACCTGCTAAATATAAAGGCCCTGCTACTCCAGCTATACCACCCAATAATGCAGGTAGGTTATTTTGAATACCTCTAAATCCATAAGGCAAATCCTGTAATACCAATGCAAAATTTGTCCATTGCATATTACTTTTTTTAACTGATTGGCCTACTTGGTCTAACCCTTTTGCCGTTTTAGGCAATGACATATTTGTCATATTTGTTTGGGCATATGCCTGTGCTTCTGCCATGGCTTTATTTTCAAGCCTATTAGTAATAATCCTATATTGATTATCTAACTCTTTAAATGCCTTTGTATTTGCTTGTCCTGCAACAACCAAATCAGTCATTGCCTTCTTAACAACAACAAGCTTTTTTTCTAAAACACCAGCAGTTTCACCAAACCTTTTTGCAGCAAACTCTATCTTAGTAAAAGAATCTTCTACACCGTTGTTTATTTTCATAAACTCCGCAGATTGTTTTTGCAAGTCCTTTAAAACACTTGCAGCAATAGACATATTTTTATTGTAATTGTCTATATTCGCTTTGAGGACTATACTAATTTGTTCTTCTGCCATTATATTATAGGTTTAACAATTTTATATTTTTTTAAAACCGCTTGTAATTCTTCTTCTGTCATCACTCTTTGCTTTACAAAGTTACGAGTATCGCAGTCTAATTCAATAAGCTCTTGTGGCTTAACTTTCTTACCCTTTGGTAATTGGATATTAATTAGTAAAGTTGTCTGCCACCTAGTTCTAATCCATTGTTGCTCTTCCTCGTGTCTATAACCATACCACACAAAATCCAATTCAGCCATGGTCATCTCCCAAAACAAATGGGGAAGCACTTTGCACTCCCCCATTGTATATCTTTCTATGTCAATCCACTCTAATTTTTTTTTACTCCATCTTTTTTAGTTGACTTTGTTGGCTTATCATCTATACCGCTATTCATGCTTTCTGAAAGTGCTGCCATTACTTCTTGGAACTTTTGTCCTCCCATCCCACCCATATCATCTATCCAGTCACACACTTCCATCTCTGTAAAACTTGGAGTGATCCCTTGAGAATATAATGGATATTCAGCAGCTGATTTCATCAAGTTAATAATAGCATCAAGTGAATCTTTGCCACTTAAAGCTTCTCCTATGTCAGAAGGCCCTATCCCTTGTAATTGACAGAATCTTTTAAGACTCCAAGTACAAAAACGCATCGGTATCTTCTTTCCATCGGAAAGAGTTAGTTCAAATTGTCCTCTCATATGTTTGGTTTTTTAGTTTCTAGTTTTTGCTCTGAGTCAATACTCCCGTTCCTTTAAAAGAAACTGAATATGTAACTGGATTCTCCATGTCAGCAGTCATATCTACACTCTCAATAAATGCTTGACCAGTCCATTTTGCATCATCTACAATTGGAGTAGCTGTACCTGCGGTAACCGTAGTAAACATAACCGTAACTGCGGTTCTAGCAATAGCTAAAGTAGTTAATTCTGGTAGACTTACATAAGTAGCTACTACTGTTGTTGGAGAAACTGTAGCCAAACCATCAGTCGTTAAAGACCAAGACCTTTGTCCACCAATCTCATCAGCCCATCCTAAGCTTTCTTTATTAGAAGCATCTGGAGCATCTATTGCAATGCTTAATGAACATGAAGTAGAATATGCTATTACTTCTCCTCCAATTAGAACTACTAATGAAGTTCCGTTAAATACACCTGTTGTTGCCATTTTATTTTATTTTATATTATGTTAATTGATTCACGAAATGTTCCATTGTTATCACCCTTCTAAACACATATGCCTCATCCACATAGTCAAAGGTAGCAATATTACTACCAACCTTTCTAGTGACTATGTTAAAGTCAGGCCCTGCACTTGGATAACCACCTGGGTATGTACCTATTATTTCCAATAATTGATTGGTATAAGTATCTACCGTTTTTTGCCCTACTTCTCCTGCTTTAAAAGTCCTATAAACTATGTCAAATTGGATAGTAACATTAAAAGCAAAACATTGTTTATTGCTATCCTCTGTCTGTGTCTGACTACTGATAATCAAAAAAGGCGGTTCTACTGTGTCAGGTGCTATGGTATCATAAGCAGCTAACGAATAGGAAGCCGAGATTAATTTATCGTAATAAGCTTTTCTTATTGCATATCCGCAGTCCTTCATTTTGGTACAAATTTAATGAAATATATTTATATCTTAGTTGATACATTTTTGATACCATTTACCATAGATTGGTAATGTTCTGCAAATGCACTAAATAAGAATGGTCTATGTGGAAGGTTAACCTTTCTTTTTGGAGTTGGCTTTTTAAATGTTAACGCATATGCCTCAAGGCTATCCATTTTAACACCAGGATATAAAGATGCTTGAAACTTATTTCCTGTTCCAAATTCTACATAAGGAGCATATATAACATTCTTATTACCAGCACTTACAAATCCACCTGTGTTAAAGTTAAATGATCTATGTGTTATACTATTTTTTAATCTTTTTGTCTTGCCTACTGGGGCATCTCTTTTAGCTGAATCTTGTATTTTTTGGATAGTATCATCCATCACTTTTTTAACATTAACCGATACTACTTCAGGTGCTCTTCTTAATTTCTTTTCTAAAGAATCTAAGCCTACAAAATCTACACTTAACCCTGCCATTATTTAAGAGTTGAACATCCTATTAAATAATATTGATTCAAGTCTGCCTCGTTGATAATAGAGTTAATCATATAAGTCCTTGACTTCCAAGTTATTACAAGAGCATTAGTAAATGTCTTGCCTGTTGTATATCTGATCCTAAATGTAGCTCCATCGTTAATACTATCCTTGCTTGTTATATTAGTCCTAGAATTGGTATTAGTGACCAATTCAGCCCAGCAAGTGTAGTATGGT